CTCAGATGAGCAAATAAATGCTATCGCCTTATTAACTACTATGCCACCCGGTTGGGTGAATGCTGTTCCTAATTCCTTTAGAATTCCTTGAATGCTACTTCTACCGGAGATAATTCGCGTATTATTAACGTATTTTACTAATTGCTTAGACATTGAAACTGCTGGACCCTTCTTAAGTCCAGATTTTGCATGTAACATAACATATATATTTGGATATAATTTGTATAATTGCTGATCTAGCCAAATATTATCTTTCACTGATGCTGATAATGCAGCGAGCGCACTCCAATACCAAAATGTCATTGGAGTCTCCAATTCCTTATGTTGGAGCAATACCTCATCTATCCAGTTCATTTATTTTCTTGACCTTGTTATTACTACCTTTTCTAAAGCATCTTGCATATTATCATGATGAGTTCCAACATATAAATGTTCTGGATTCCAACAATTTTTATTTGGACAATTTTGTTTATGTAATGCTTGTAAATTATTATTTGTTAAATCTAATCCTAAATATAAGTGTGCAGAAACTCTATGAACTGCAACTTTTCTATATCTAAATCTAATTTTTCCATAACCTTTTCTACCATCATTACCACCAATATATAACCAACAACCAGTTTTATCATCAATTATTGTACTATTTTTAAGTCTATCAAGAATCGGTAATGCCATGTCATTGTTCATCTACAAAATCTACCATTCGCTTAATTACCAGACGCGCAATTGGATTTTCATAACTGATGTATGAATGCGAGCATTCGCGTAGGAGTGCTGCGCATTCTTCTCTGCTGAAACTAATAGTGTCTTCATCTAAATCTGATACGATTTCGTCATCAGAAGGGAATGTCATCTTCTTGCTGCACGTTCTTTACAAACTGCTCATGTAGCAATTGCCTATGCAAACGACCAATAGTTAATATTAATTGACTTAGCACTTCTAGTAATTCATCTCCTTCGATTACTTCTGAGAAGCGTGGCGTAAATGCTTCGCCACGTTCTGATATTGTTATGCAGAATTTCTTCATGCTGCTGCCTTGAATTTACTTAATTCATAGTAGCTCATACCTTCTTCTATTTCACATGGAATTACTAACTTCCCGCGCGGTAACGAACACGTTCCGAAGTCAATTGCTCTCTCAAATTCTTCTCGCAATATGCTAGCAGCCTCATACTTTCGTTCCAAAGGTATAGATACGAGTAAAGCATCGTGAGATTCCACAAGAATCTTAATCCACTCGGCTCGTGACTTAATGCGTAACGCAGCCGCTTTTGTATTTTCTGACACAGTGCGTTGAGGTAAATAAGAAAAAGCCTGGCGAAATAACTCATCTCCCCATCTTTCATAGAAAATGCGCGTTCCACCAATCTTTGCATCTATTCCGTATGGAACTGGCGCGATTAGTTTCCTATTCTTTTCCAAGCATTTAATTACTTGCGCTTGGAATACTTGCTTAATTTTCGGTTGCTTTGCGTGGAAGATTTTGAGCGCGCGGTCTGCCTGCGCTTCGCTTATAGTTAAGTTAATTTTATATTTGCGAGCTTGCGTATTTGTTTCAATAGCTGCTCGTCGTTTTCCTGCACCAAGATGCCCAGCGTGTCTAAGAGTTTTCCCCGCGAATCTAATAGGTGATTCAAATCCGAGAATCTTTTTAGAGTAATCTGCTTCGGTTCCACCAAAAAACCAACTCGCGGTGAGAGCATGATAATCATGTTTATCAATATCCTCCAATGCTTGATAATCTTCTGCTAGAAGAAAGATAACGCGCGCTTCCGCCTGCGAACTATCTGCTTGTAGGAATACGTAACCATTTTCTGGCACATACATACTACGAATATCTGGTCCAATATCTCCATGCTTTGTCATCGTTTGGAATGCGCTACCTAATGATTTCCACTTCTTTTTTCGCTTTCCGTGGTCATCAATTTCAATGACTTCTTCTGATGGGCGTATTGGAGCTTCTTGTTGACCAGTCGATGAACGTCCGGTATCAAGACATATAAAATAAGTAGTGCGCATTTTACCATCATAATCACGTAATGCCGCCAAATTGTTACCAATTGTTTTCCTTACTCGTCGCGATTCCAAAATATTCTCAATTACATTCCTTCTTAAATCATCTTTAACTACGTTATTAAGTAATGATGTTAGGACTTCCTCTCCCGTTCCCACGCGGAAAGGAATTTTAAGGGTATCGTATAATAGATGACCAACTTGTTTCCAACTATTCGGATTGATATAAGCCCGCGTGAAATTGTACAACTCGAATCGTAAGCGTTCATCCCAGTTAATATACTTTCGCAACAACGTGTCACGGACTTGAGTATCGACGTTAAATCCTTCATTTTCGATTCCTAGATATAGCTCATGGAGCTTCATTACGAAGTTATGATAGTAATCACTAGCTCCCAATTCTAGTAAATCGGGTTCCATCATTTCTTCTACTTCATAAGTAACGCACGCATCTCGCGCGCATCCAACTAATAAATCCTCAAAGCTACCTTCATACATCCCTTCATTCTTATAAAAAGGTTCCTCTGTGTAGATGCTCGTATTGAAGGCTAAATTCTTAGGAAGTTCTGGATTGATAACGAACGCCTTAAGCATCGTATCCGAGAATAACGAATCAATAGGTAATCCAAGTCGCGTAATTTTGTCTTGGTCATATTTGAAGTTTTGGCCGATTTTCTTATGATTGGGATTCGCGAGAAGTCGCGCAAGCATTATCCATGTAGTTGCTAAATCATTGCTATTCAATCCTTCCCATAACTTAACTGTTAATCCTTCATGTTTATTAAACGCCAGGCCCACACAACTAGGAACGCAGCCGTCAGCCTCAATATCAATGGAGAGCTTATCTGTGCTTCTGTAACTATTGGTAAAATTGTACACATCGCTGCTGTTACGAGCGATATGTAAGTTACGACTAGGCGTTCTGATGTCTGGAAATTCACTTTGCACCTTTGCGCGCTTGAAATCGAATATGCATACTTGACGCTTCCAATATTCTTTGATACCTTGTTCGGTTTGATGTAGGAAATGCGCGGGATGATAGCTGGCTACTAACTTCTTTCCGAGGAATGTATTAAGAATGCTACCTCTATAATCATTAATCTTATTCTTACCAGTGAGCACCCATAACGCCGAATTCCCCAACGCGAGGATACAATTGGGATTAATGGCTTGTATCTCACGGCGTAAATCGTCAATCTGAGTTTGGAGATTGATACCTGCATCTTGCGCTCTTTGCTGGAATGATTCCTTATTATTCATAGTGAATGGAACCATATATTTGCATACATTTGTTAGCCAGCAATCACCACGATTAATATTACTAGCTTTAAGAATTCTATCCAATTCGCGGCCTGCTGGACCTACGAATGGTTCTAATGCTGTTTCTTCTTCAAATGATGGCGCTTCACCTAATATCATTAAGCGCGCGCTTGCGTTACCACGACCCGGCACATAGATATTCAATGTTTTAATGCTTCCTCTCGACTTAAATTTTCCAATTCTGGATTCTCAATTAGCTTCTTACTTAACTTAATCGACTCATTAACTGCACCTAAGCTAATTCCTAGCTTAAGCGCAGTCATTCGCTGCGTCCATTTTTTATGCTTTGTGCGCTTTTGATTGTGATAGAGATTTATTATGAGCGCGCGTTTATGCCATCGCTTCTCTTTTTTTAATGCTTCGAGAAAAGTCATACAAATAAGATGGGAGTGACTAACGACTTGATGCTAATCTTGCTAAAGCAAGTAGTCAAGTGCTAGCCACTCCCTTTCCATTCGGTCTTGTGGGCGCCTTTTTGTTAGCTTCCCAACTAACGCCAAACTAACCATTAGCGAATTAACGCGATTACCCGGAGCGTGGTAACTGGCTAGTAGCTATTTTTCCAACCGAATGAAAAACTACGATTTATCTTCCTCGTCGTCTTCTACATCATCAGTATCATCTTCTTCATCTTCGTCATCATCAATTTCTAGTTCTTCCGGATCTTCTATATCCGGAGTATCTTTTGCTACGTCGGCATCAGATTCAGCCATTAGTCGCGCACCTTCCGATACTTATGGTTAATGCGATTCACCACTCTACCTTCATAAGTATCGTTTTCGATGAATACTTCTACTTCTTTACCTTCCGCAGCGGACAAATCCACGCGCTGCGCTTTATTGATTTCGCTATCAGCAATACTATTCACGAATCCCAAGATGAAACCTTTTGCCTTGGGATTATCGTTGAAATTCCATCCTGCTGGAGTAGGCACGCCTGCGAATTCGGTGCTACCATTTTCAGCATTCTTGAGAATAGTTCCATCCACCGGCCAGATGGTAGTAGTTTCGGGATTATCACCTTTTGCTGGCTTTGTCCCTACTCTTTCTACTCTTACTCTATACCATCCCGGCGTTACTATTTTGTTTCTTAGAATATCACTTTCAGAGAAGTCAACGATTGGTGTCATTTTGGTTGTGTGAGTGAGTTGTTGAGTTGGTCTATGGCAGGTCTTATCCAAGTTTTATATAATGGTTTATCTGCAATAATTATCTCTTTATCTAATGGTAGCTGCGTTCGCGCGAAATCCTCGCTCGTGGAACTTGTCAATATCGCATAATCGCCTCCTTCATCTGCGTTGAAAGACTTCTTAAGGAAAAAGTGATAAACTTCTTCACAATAAGCTGGTATCATTGGCGCCACGCGCTTACCAGCCGTTACGATAGTGCGCACCACGTTAGATGAATTATTGCTTACGTTTTTATATTCAGCTTGGATGAGATGCGCAATTAGAATGATATTAACATTGTGATACTTTTTTATATCTTTTAGGAGGCTTACAAGTTCGAGGAGGGCGGAACTTTCTGCATTATAATCTTCTATTTCATTAACAGCGATACCAGCTATTAGCTTACCAGCATCTTTGCCTGATGCTCTTGTAGTTCCGCGTTTACGCGCAAGCGTTTGTCTTAACGTAGCATTCGCACCAGTCGTTATGCTATCAGCGATTATCGTCTTATATTTGCAATTAACTTGTAATGCTTCTAGCTTCTTACGTGGCGCATCCCAATCCGTATAATCATCATATTCAACTGTTTTAGGATCTATTCCCCAATGTCGCATGGGTAATAGAAGTGATTGCATTTTTTGGTCCCAGCTTAACCAATACTGGGG